AAAGAATGTTGTTGTAGGTTATGGAGCAGTCTTTAATTCTGAGTCTAATGATTTAGGAGGTTTTGTTGAGTATATAGCTCCTGGTGCTTTTGATGGTAGATTAGAAGATGATGTTAGATTTTTGATTAATCACGATGGTTTGCCTTTAGCTAGAACAACTAACAATACTTTAAGATTGTCAGTTGATGAAAGAGGTTTAAAGTATGAAGCTGATATGCCAGAAACAACTTTAGCTAATGATTTAATGACTCTATTAAGAAACGGAACTATTAGCCAGTCTAGCTTTGCTTTTACTGTTGAAGAAGATTCTTGGGAGAATGTAGAGGGTAGAAATATTAGAACGATTAATAAAGTATCGAGATTATACGATGTTAGTTCTGTAACTTATCCAGCATATAACGAAGCTGGTTCTTTTGCTTTGCGCTCTTTAGAGACTTGGCAAGAAGAACAAGAAAAAATAAAACTAGATGAAAGTCTAGAGAAAGAATTAAAAGAGGTACAAAAAGAAGAAATAGACTTAACAAATCGCAACCTCACAGAAATGCGATTGAAAGTCTTAAAAAACAAATAATTTTTAATATGAAAAATAGTAAATCTTTATTAGAGGAAAGAGCTATAAATGTTGAGAAGATGGAAGCTCTAGTTGACTTGTGTAAAGTTGAGGGTAGAGATATGACATCTGACGAACTAACTAGCTTCGATTCTTTAAATGAAAAAGTTGAGTCATTAAATGCAATGGCTGAAAGAAGTGTTAAGTTTGAGAACTTACAAGCTTCTAAAGTAAAAAAGTCTGCTCCAGTTACTGAAGAAGTAAGAGCTTCTAAAAATTGGTCTTTATTTAAAGCAGTAAATGAAATCCGTAATGGTGGAAAATTAAGTGGATTGGAAGCAGAAATGCACCAAGAAGCTGAAAAAGAAGCTAGAAAAGGTATTGATGGAATTGGTATTCCAACAATGTTAAAAGAAAAAAGAGCTATTGACCAAACAAATTCAGCTATTGCTCCAACAGCGGTAGGTGCTTTCGTTGACTCTTTACAAGCTGCTGGTTTATATTCTAAAGTAGGAGTTACTGATTTAGGTACTGTTGCTGCTGATACTGTTCTACCTATTGCTGGTGGATCTACTGTTGGATGGAATACAGAAGTAGGAACTGCTGCTAATGGTGGAGCTAACTTTGATAAATTAACATTATCTCCAAAAAGAGTTACTGGTTACGCTAACTTATCTAATCAGATTTTAGCTCAAAATGGTCCTCAAGCTGAAGCTGCGGTTATGAATGATATGGCTCGTAATATGGCTGTTCAGATTGATGCTGCTATGTTTGGTTCTTCTGACGTAACTAATGCTCCTGGCTCTATTGCTGGAACTTCTGGAGTTCTTACATTTACTGAAGCTGCATCTGTTGATGTTGCTGGTGATATGTTAGAAGCTATTCAAACTATTGCTAATAATCACGGACTTGATGGTAACAATGCTTTCGTTAACTCTTGGGAATTATATTCTGTGATTAAAGCTGCTGCTCAAGTTGGCTCTGTTTATCCTCTTTATGTTGATGACTTACTAGCTGGATATCCTGGTTACTTCTCTTCTGCTCCTGCTAAAGTTGCTGGAACTTCTGGAGATGGTATATACGGAGATTTTAGCCGCGTTTTTATGTGCGCTTTTGGGCCGATGAGTATACAAATTGACCCGTACACTAGAGCTATTGAAGGTGAGGTTAGACTAATCTTAAATAATTATATGGACTTTGGTGTAGCTTCTGGTGCATCATTTGTAAAATATACTGCTTTAAGTGCATAATTTTTAATTGGAGAGAGTTTAATCGCTCTCTCCTTTTTTTACTTTTTTATATATGTTAAATTATAATTATTTCAGTATTGATGGATATGTAAATTACGGAAAGCTAGTTTTAAAAACTCCTCCAAGTGGAACTGCTATATCTTTAGCTGAGGCTAAACAACATTTAAGAGTAGATTCTGATTATGATGATGATGATGATTATATAACTGCATTAATAGGAGTTGCTACAAATCAAGTAGAGGAGTTTACAAGAAGAAGATTAATAAATCAAACTTTTAATCTTTATTTTGATGTTTTTCCTCCATACATAGATTTACAAGTGGGAATAGTGCAAAGTGTTACACACATAAAGTATTATGATGCTAGTAATTCTTTACAAACTTTAGCAGCTTCTGAATATGATTTAGACGATAAAATTAAACCAGGTAGAATTTACCAAAGTAATAACGGATCATTTCCTGATACTTACGAAAGACCAAATGCAGTAGATATTGAGTTTGTAGTTGGAAGAACTGCTAACTCAGTTGAGGATGCTATAAAACAAGCTATGTTAATTATAGTGGGTAGATACTACGAACAAAGGCAAGATGTAGTATTAGGTACTCAAGTAGCTGAACTTCCTTTAATGGTTGAGTATATGCTAACTCCTTACAGATTTTTAGAGTTATGATATTTGGAAAGCTAGATAGAAAATTAACTTTATTAAATCAAGTTTATACTACTAATGCTTACGGAGAGCGAATAGCTGGAAGTGGTACAAGTGTAACTATTTATGGAGATTTTAATTTTAAATCTGGTAAAGCTAATTATGAATCTGATGTTTTTATAGGGGAGCAAACTATAGAATGTTTAGTAAGATATAGAAGGGCAATAGGAGTAAGTCCAAATTGGTATATTAGAAATGGAGATACTTCTTATGCAATTACTGGAATAAGAGAGGTAGGGAGAAAGGATAAGATGATTTTGACTTTAGAAAGAAAAGATTTAAAAGATATATTCTCAACGTAATGGCAGTATTTACAGAAAAAGTTATACAAAGCGGTGGAGGTCATTCTGGACAAGTTGGAATGTCTATTAATGAAAAAGAACTAAATTCTATTATTAGAAGTATTGAAAAGCTAGGAATGTCTGACTCTCAAACTAAAGTTAAATTAAGGCAAGGAATGAGAGGAGCGGCAAAGCCATTAGTTACAGAGTTAAGAAGTCAAATTAAAAAATATATCAGTAAAGATAGTGATGGTAATGCTAGTCGAAGTGATGGACAATTACAAAAAAGTATTGCAGTTATAAATGGAAAAAATAGAAAAGGAAGCTCTCCGGCAGTTTATGTAGGACCAAGAGTAAAAGGAGCTTTTGCAGATAAATCTAAAAGTGGTTTTTATTTTTACTTTTTAGAGTATGGTTTTTATGGAAAGCCAGGAGGCAGAATGTTAGATAAAACTGCTCAAAGTGCTGCTGGTAAAAATGCTCAACAAAATGTAGTTAAAGAAATTGTAAAAGTTATTGATAAAATTTGGAGTAAAAGATAATGGAAGTAGGAAAAGCAATATTTAATATTTTAAGTAATGATTCAGCGGTTGCTCCATTGGTTTCTTTAGGTGGACAGATTAGAATTTATCCATCTAGATATAAAATTAATCAAATAGACGGAACATTACCTTTTATAGTTTACCAAGTTGTAAGCGATATTCCTAATATGACTAAAAACGGAGTCTCAACTTACGATTATGTAAGCGTACAGATTACTTTAGTTCATTCTAATTATAGTGAATTAATGACTCTATCAGCTAATGTAAGAACTGCTTTAGATTATGTAAGCGGTACTTATGAAGGAGTTGTAGTAGATAAAATATTTTTTGAAAATTCTGTTGAGTCTTTTGATGATACAAGCGGAACAAATGGAATTTATCAAATAGCTCACGATTACAGATTTAATATAAATAGATAAATTTATGGATACTTATAAAGTAAAGATTAAAAAGAATATAGAATGTAGAGAAGTACAATATGAAGAGGGAGAATCTTATAATGTTGTTAGAGCAGTCTATAATTTTTTAAAACATAATGATGCAATAGATAATAAAAAAAAGCAATCTAAAAAGGAGAAAAACGAAGATACTCCTTTAGATACAATCAATAATTAATTAATTAAAATATAAAAAAAAATGGCAATTTTTAACGGAACAGATTTAATATTAAAGGTTTCTCCTACTACTGGAACAACTGAAGTAAAGCTTATGCATTCTCAAAATGTATCACTATCTACAAGTGTTGATACAATAGATATAACTAACAAAGATTCTTTAGGAAACAGGACTCTTTTAGGAGGAACAAAAAGCTTCTCTTTAAGTGCTGATGGTCTTATGGACTTTGAAGCGGCTGCTGGAGATACTGATGTACAAGAACTATTTACACAAATGTTAGACAGAACAGCAGTAACTTTTGTTTTTGGATTATCTTCTGGTGCTGGTTATACAGTTACTGGAAGTGGTTTTATTACTTCTCTAGAGATTTCTGGAGGAACAGAAGATGCTCCTACTTACTCTTGTTCAATAGAGGGAAGTGGTGCTTTAACTGTATCATAATGATTTTATCGTTGTCGAGGTTGGAGCTAATGCTCCTCCTCTTCAACTTTAATTAAATGTTAACGATAAAAAAAAACGATAAAAATGTACGAAATAGTAATAATAAACGGAAAGGATTATCCGGTAAGATTTGGAATGAATGCTTTAAGAATGTTCTGCAAAGATACAGAAAGAGCTTTAAGTGATTTAGATAAGTTAGGAGAGTCAATGAGTTTAGATGATGCTTGTTTTTTGATTCTAAATGGAATTAAAGACGGATCAAGAGTAAGCGGACAAGAATGTTCTTTAACAGTTGAAAGTGTAGCAGACTTATTAGATGAAGATTTTGATGCTTTAAATAAAGTATTAGAAGTGTTCTCTACTCAATTTAGTGCTAAACTTGGAAACGAGGGAAACGTGAAAGCCGCAAAGAAGAGGAAAGCGGCAAAGAAATAGACTGGGATACATTAGAGTCTGTTGGTTATGGGCTTGGATTATTACCAGATGAATTTTGGAATTTAACTTTTCACGAATTTTTTTTAATTCAAAAAGGTCGTAATGACGTAATCGAATCAAAAGAAAAAAGGGAATGGGAAAGAGTAAGATGGTTAGCTTGTTTAATGTTGCAGCCGCATACTAAAAAAGGGCAAAATTTAACTCCAGAAAAACTAGTTAAGTTTGAATGGGAGAAAGGAGAAGAGGTTAAAGATGTTGAGAAACAAAAGAAGAGAGCTGAGTATATAGCTAAAAAATACGATTTAATAAATAAAAAAAATGGCTGAAAAGAATTTAAGCGTAAAACTATCTTTAAACGATAAACAATTTCAGAGCAGTTTAAAAAAAGCTACTAGAAGACTAAAAAAGTTTGGCTCAAGTATGAAAAGAACTGGTCAAACAATGACTAGGAGTTTAACTATGCCAGTAATAGCTTTTGGTGCAGTAGCTATAAAAGCTTTTGACGAGCAAATAAAAGCAGAAACAAAACTAAGAACTTCATTAAAAGGTAATGAAGAAGCTTTTAAAAGTTTAAAAAACCAAGCTCAAGAACTACAAAAAGTAACTTTATTTGGAGATGAGGCTACAATGGAAGCTCAAGGTTTTCTGGCTCAACTAGGACTTAATGAAGAAGCTATTTTAAGATTAACTCCATTAATTCAAGACTTTGCAACTGCTCAGGGTGTAGGTTTAGGAGATGCAGCTAAACTAGTTGCTAAAAGTGTTGGCTCTAGTACAAATGCTTTAAGTCGATATGGAATACAAATAGAGGGAGAAGTAGGAACTACTGAAAGATTGAATAGTGCGGTTAATGCTTTATCTACTGCTTTTGGAGGTCAAGCAGAAGCAATATCTAAAGAGGGTTTAGGTCCATTAATTCAAATGAAGAATCGTCTAGGCGATATATTCGAAGAAATAGGAGAAAAATTAATCCCGATAGTAGTTAAATTAGGAGAAAAATTAATGGTTTTTTTCAATGGTTTTAGCAATTTAGACTCCAAGACTCAAGAAATAATTATTGGAATAGCTTTATTAACTGCAACTTTAGGACCATTATTAATAGTTTTAGGTAGTATTGCTATTGCGTTAGCTGGAATCTCTGCCCCAGTATTAGCAACTGTTGCAGCAGTTACGGCTTTAGCGGCTGCTATTGTATTTATTACTGACAACTGGGAAGCATTAAAAGAACGATTTAGCGATATTAGCTGGTGGAAAAATGCTCTAATTGATATGCTTCAATTTTTTATAGACATTAATCCATTTAATGTTATATTGGTATCGTTTAATAAATTATTAACTTCAGTAGGCAAAGATCCTTTTGATAATCCTTTCGATTCAATTAAAGATGGATTAGAAGAGTTAAAAGTTGAAACTAAAGAATATGAAAACGAGTTTAATGATTTTGGAACTTCAATAAAAAACTCATTAGAAAAAGTATTACCTTTAATAGCTAAATTTAATAAGGGAATAGGACTAGGCTCTGGAGGAAGTAAGAAAAAAGGACAAGGAATAGTACAAGATTTTACTTCTTTTGATAATAGAGTTGTTCCAGAACAAGGATTTAGTTTATTAGCTCCTATTACTCAAGAGCAATTAGATAAAATTTCTCAAGCAGTCGAGCTACATAAAAAGTTAATAACTCAACAAGAAAGTTTAGCAGAATTAAATCAATCAATGACGTCTGCTTTTGCATCTTTTGGTCAAACAATGCAAGGAGTTTTTGCTCAAGCTTTACAAAGTTCTGACGGCTTTTTTAAAGCTATTGTAGATGGTGCTAAACAAGCATTTAAAGCATTGGTTGCTCAACTTATTGCGATGGTAGCAATGAAAGCTATAATGACTGCTATTGGTTTTGGAAGTTTAGATTTAGCCGCAGAAGCTGGAGCATCTGGTTTATTGTCAATGATAGGTCTAGCCGATGGAGGACTAGCAACTGGTCCAACTGTTGCAATGGTTGGAGAGGGAAGAGGAACAA